CTGCGTTGGATATGTTCCGCTTACTCCTTTAACATCTAACTTCGCTCCAGGATTCGTCGTCCCGATACCAACGTTGCCTGTATCATCAACAGTTAAACGATCATTACCACTGGTTGTAATACGAACTTCATTTGCAGCTGCATTATAAAAACCAGTATCTGTATCACCAACAAAACTAATGGAGGGCGTAGCTTCTGTGCCAGAGGCAAACAGACCTGTGATACCAGAGATTGTTACACCACTGGCATTGATATCTCCAGAAACAGTTAAGTCACCTCCAATTGTTGCGTCACCAGTGACTGTAATACCGCTAAAAGTACTTAAACCAGAAACAGTCAGGTCGCCTTCAATGACAACATCACCACTAAAAGTTGGTGCATTAATAAGTCCTGAAATAGGAACAGTTACATTCCCTTCATTGGGAGCAACGCCCGTGGTGTAAGTAATAAAATCGACACGAACTTCACCGTATTGGGCCATGACTTTACCTAACGTCTACATATATAGATGTATTCTACTTTAACCACCCCAAATTGTAAGGATGAATCCATTAGTACCAGAGGATAAAGTCATACCTGAAGTCTGCTGGTTAACGAATGTCATCGTGTTGTATTGACCACCAACAGGCGTTACTGTGATTCCGTCATAAACAGTAGCGCCACCAGAAGCAGCAAATCCTAAACCAGGGTTGGTTACTGTGCCAAAAGGAACGTTAAAGGGATTAGTAACTTCTAAGTTATCAGTTGTGATGTCAGTGAAGTCACCTGATTCTACTGTTAAACCACTGATTGTTGCAGTGCCAAAGTTACCGATATTACCTGTGACAGTTGCACCTGAAAGTGTAAGACCAGATAAAGTCTGTCCGCCAAGCTCATCAACGGTCACAAGACCACGGAATTCACTGGTTCCACTTACTGCTAAGTTGCCGCTAACTGTTAGATCACCAGTGGTTGTAAGGTTATCAGCCGTTAGGTTTACAACGTCAAGGTCGGTAAAGATACCACTTGTTCCGGTAACGGTTGCAATACCACCACTTGCAAAAATTCCTTGCCCTCGAACAATTTGACCTTGAACCAAAAAGTCAGCAGTTACATTTTGACCTTGGATGGTTCCAGTGGCAGTCGTAATGTTGCCAGTGGCTGTAATATTGCCAAGGGTATCGAAGTTACCAGAGCCTTGTGTGATGTCACCGCTGACGTTAAGGTCCCCGGTAACTGTTGAATTACCACTGGTAAATGTGCTGCCAGATGTTACTAGATCACCACTAATTGTTGCAGATCCACCGACATATAAATCATCAATCTCTAGATCGCCACTAAGGGTGATATTGCCTTGGACATCAAGGTCACCTGCAATATTAGTGTTACCACTGATGTTGGCATCACCCGTAATCGTTGTATTACCACTAACGAATAAATTATCACCAAGTTCAGTTTGACCTGTAACAGTAAAGGTGCCACTAACACTGGAATCACCGCTGACTGTTAAACCGTTTTGGACATCGAGTGAACCACTGATGCCAACATTACCTGAAGCAGTAAGGTTACCGCTGACAACTAATGCACCTGACAGTGTTGTATCACCACTGACTAAAAGTGGACCGCCGATTTCAGTTTGACCAGTAACAAAGAGTGTTGAGCCACTGATGTTAACTGCTGTTACATCACCAGTAAAGAATGCATCAATACCGGAGATTGTTGTGCCGCTAATGTTGCCACTGACAATGGCATCTTCTCCAACAATAAGACCGCTTTCTAATAAGGTATCACCAAGAACAGTAAAGTTACCACTGATAGTCTGGTCACCAGAGAAGCTCAGGTTTTGTGCATTAAGAGTCTCAACATTAATTTCAGTCGCGTTAATTGCATCACCAGTGATTGTCGCACCAGAAAGGTTGGTGTAAACACCGCTCGTTCCACTTATTAAGTCACCGGAGATAACTTCACCCGAAAGATAAGCAAAGTAACCACTGCCAACTGTTAAGTTTGTAACAATACCGCTAACCACATTAAGGTTATCAACGTTACCACTGAGGGAATTAATTGTGGTTCCTGTTGCCAGGGTGTAGTTAATCGTGTCCCCTGTAATTGTTTGTCCAGATAGATATACGAAATCACCGGATGTTACGTTGAGCTGAGTGACATTAATAACATCACCAGTGATCGTGGCACCCGATAAGGTGCCAGTGACATTAATATCATTAGCAATGATGGTTCCACTGGAGACTAAATCACCGGTAATAGTGATTCCACTGACAGTAACGTTATCGACTGTCAGATCAGTAATGTTCGCATTATCGGCTTGTAAATTATTAAATTCACCACTGACGTAGGTAATTAAAGTACCTGTGGCAAAAGTTGTGAAGGTGCGATCAAAATTACCACTGACAAAGTTGGCTGTACTACCAGTGATTGTTTGTTGAATTGTTGCATTACCTTGGACTTCTAGTCCATCGGTCGTAACAAAATCAACATCAATATTGCCATCAATATCAACATCACCTGTAACGGTAAGACCATTTAATAATGTCGTATTACCAGTAACTGTAACGTCTTGAGCGAAGTTTGCATCACCACTAACGACAATGCCACTAACAAATGTTGCTAAACCACTGACAATAGCGTAGCCAGAAATGATAACATTACCGGCAATTAAAGGATCAAATTCTGATGTATTAATATAATAAGTATCAAGATATTGCCTAAAACCACTAAAGGTAATTTTTTTATTACGCAGTGCAGGGTCAATCTCAAAGACACTGACTGTCGTCAGGAGATCGGCATCATTAATGTCCCCAGGGTTAATGGCGGGGAATTGTGTAATTTTTCTATTAGCCACCCTGCACTAAGCCAAGTCCTAAATATAATTATAGGACTGCTTATTTCTCCCTGATTTCAATCCGTGGAATTACATCGGTAGCAACATGCCAAATACCTTGCACGCCAGCAACAATACCGATTGCAATTAGGAAAGTAACACCAAGTTCTGCCAGGGTTAAATTCCGCCTGAGGTAAACAATATTAGGCTCAGGCACACGCTGAGGTTGCACTTGAGGCTGTTGGTATTGAGGTGTAGCGGGAGGCTGCTGACTAACAGCAGGATTTGTAGGCTTTTGTGTTACTTGTGCAATTGCATCTTGCAATGCACGACGACGCATCTCTTCAAAATTAGGAAGAGGAGGCGGAACAAATTCCTGCTGTTGTTGCTCAGGAAAATTACTGGAAGGGACTTGATCTTCCATCAATAACACTGTATGGTCATAGAAACTGTAGCATTATTTTTTGCATATGTCTGATATTAATAAGCAATTGGATTTAATTGCTTCTGAATTAAAAGGGATTCGCAACATTCTTGCGGCCACCTGGCATTCTCGTTATGGCTTGGGAGAGACAGATCAGGTAAGTCCTGAGATTTATGCTGATGAATACATTTCAACAGAAGAGTGTGCCAAACGTCTAGGCGTTAGTGATCAGACGATTCGTAATTGGATTCTCCAGGGTAAGCGTAAGAATAAAGGCGAGTCTGGTGTCTACTGGATTCAAGGTGTTCACTACATCACAATTCCAGTGGGTGCAAGGAAACAGATCGTCCGCATCCCCTGGAACCAACTGATCCTTTCTTACCACAAAGGCCCTGAAGCTTCACTTAGAACTTTCGATCAGGCTGGTCCTACTCCTTATACATACAAACGTGAGCAATTAGATGCTGTTGGAATTCCTAAGGAAGATTGACATGCCACATCGTTTTGAAGGTGTCGATATCGATATCTTGACAATAAAGAATTTCCATCTTCATCTTCCTAAAAGTCTGGTTAGGCAAATTGAAATGTTCCTTCCACCAGAAGGATCATTTGATGATGAAAGCTTGCGGCGTTATGTCAAGGTAATCCGTGACTTTGAGGTGGAAGATCCAAATAGCAACATGACGCTAGCGAACCGTTTACGGTTAGCGTTTGCTGACATGATTCCAGATACAATCTGCAGCCGTTTTCCCAAGGCTGATTTGCCTTTAAAGCGGCGATTGCGTTGTGTTGCTGAGTATTTGATTCGTTCTGGCGAGTTTCGCAAGATGCGTGATGAAAACGGTAAGCTAATTAAAAAACGTGGCATTCTTGGCAAAATGGTGGTCATCTATGAACCATTACCAAAGATGCGTGTTATCCTGCAAAAACAAAAGTTAATTGGTCATGAGTAGTAGAAGAGAAGATTTACTTGCATCGATCATCGGCAAAGAGATGGATCCGACTTCAGCGAAGTACGCTGATGCAACGATCAAATTATTACTAGGTGATATGGGTCAGTACCAGAAAAAATTTTGGGATGCAGAAGGTCCTGGTGTGATGTGTTTTCAACCAACTAATACTGATCGCTCAATGTTTTGGATGACGCTTGAGGAGTTGCACTCAGCTCAAGAGAACTCAGAGGCTGAGCTAGCTGAAACTTTTAGGGCAATTTTGGAATCGGCTCAAAAGCTTGATCCGTCTGAAAGCGCAGGTTATATCATTAATGACCACCAGGGGATGCGCTATTTTGTTGTTGATTACAATCAAGCTTCTGAAAAGTAATGGGCATCAAAAGAGGCAACGAAAGGGTAGAAGAGTTTGAGTGGGTTACCAATCGTGATTTGGTTGATTCTGCCCATATGCTTATGGGAAAAATTGATCTTGATCCAGCTAGTTCGGCATTTGCTAACGAATACGTCGGAGCAGACAAGTACTATGGGCCAACTAACGACCCGTTGAATGGAGAAGATCCTTGGTTTGGTAATGTTTATCTATTTCCGCCAAGCTATTCTTACTATTTTAATAAACAGAAAGATAAGTGGATTAAAACCCGTGGCCTATCCCCAACGTTGACTTCAGGTACAGCTTTGTGGTGGAAGACGTTAAAGCGTAATTGGCTTGAAGGCAAGGTCAATCAAGCTGTATTTTTTACCAACTATCTAGACATTGTGATGTACTGCCAGGATATCTTTGATTTTCCTGTATGCATTTTGAAGTCACGTCCTACTTTAATTCGTCACTACTATTCTGACGACCGCATTATCACAAAAGCAACAGGTGTATCGCTCTGTATTCACTTGCAGCCAAGAGATAGGATTCGAGAATCCACAGAGAATTTCATTGATATCTATGGGCCAAAGGGCCGAATTATCGTTTAAAATATTTGAACTGACAAAAGACAATGTCCGTTCTGAGTGATAAACAGATCAAAGCCTTTGCAGCAGAAGGCATGATCACTCCTTTCCAAGATAAACTCGTTAGCGTTGAGAATGAGATTAAGATTTTAAGCTATGGATTATCGTCGTATGGCTACGATATTCGATTGTCTCCGAATCAGTGTTTATTGTTTGGTGGCGTGCAGCACGGTTCTTGTGACGCTAAAAATTTTGACCCTGAAATCTTAAAGGAGACAGAACTGCATGAAGACGAACGCGGCAAGTATTTTATTATCCCTCCTTTTGGTTACTGCCTTGGCGTGGCTATGGAACATTTATGTTTACCACGTGATGTTACCGTGGTGGCTGTAGGTAAATCAACTTACGCAAGAGCAGGAATTATGGCCAATATTACGCCAGCAGAAGCTGGCTGGGAAGGCCATTTGACATTGGAGATCAGTAACTGTACTCCATTGTTTAATCGGATCTACGCCAATGAAGGCATTTGCCAACTCTTGTTTTACCAAGGGGAGCCTTGTGATGTGGACTACAAACAACGCAAGGGTAAATACCAATCGCAACCCTATGAAGTTGTCTTGTCTAAGGTTTAATATGAAATTGTCTTATTCAAAGTTTGACAGTAAAGTTTAATAGTAGAGTTTGCTTGTGGAAGGCTGCGGCTTATCCGCATAGTTTGTTGATCCAGCCCGTCCAAATCGATCACCTTCGATGAAGGCGGGTGTCTGTCCTGAACGATCTGTCCATGGCCCAGCAATCTGTCTCGACTTCTGAAACTTTCCAGCTGATCGCGCAGCTCTCAAACCTTTCTCAACACGACTTTGCTGCCGCTCGTTGCGAGTGTCCGCAGCGTATGCAGTCTTCCTTTCATCCTCATCCAGGCGTCTTAGGTCAACGTCATAAGCCTGTTCAGGATTGAGATCTGTAATAGGTCCGCTGGACGAACCACGGCCACTACTATTTCGCATCGAATTGTATCACTTATAATGTAGTTTAAACCAGGACAATATCATGCAAGGATTTTTATCTTCCTTCATCGAGGGAAATGATGAAGTAAAACAACGTATGGTGAACTTAGATACGTTTGGCCAGCCGTTAGATAATGAGACGAATGACGTTCCTATGTACGATCAGTACAACACTGGTCTTGCTGTAACTCAACAAAATATGTCGGATCGTGTTAATTTAGCAGTAGATCCAAGGGCGCAACCAAGATGCGGATTGACGGGACTAATTCCGAGTGCGGAGACGGGAATGATGCAGGGTGCTCAACCACAACCAAGGCAACTGATTGTGGATATGGGCCAATTGTCTCCGGAGGAACAGGAATTAGCAATGGCATCACAACGCAAACTGAACAGTGGTTTGAACCGATCAGCGGGTCTGATGTATTGATGGATTGCCCAGGGGGTATTTGTCCTGTCCCTTGGGCAACAGAGTCAACTGATATGGTGAATCATCCACCTCATTACACCGATGGTGGAATTGAATGTATTGAAGCAATAGAAGCACAGCTGACAGAAGAAGAATATCGCGGATTTCTTAAGGGAAATGTTGCTAAATATTTGTGGAGAGAAAAGAATAAAGGTGGTGTGGAATCACTAAAGAAAGCCCAGTGGTACTTGGATAGGTTAGTGAATTTAGAATAAAAGTTGATTTATTAATTCCATGGAAGAAAAAGCTAAGCGTTCTATGCGCAAGCCTGCTGCTAAGCCAGCAGCAAAAAAGCCTATGGCTAAGTCTGGAGCTAAGGATATGTCCTCAAAGCTTACTGCTTTGCGCAAAGAAAACAGAGAACTGAAAGCTCAGCTTAAAGGCTCTGGCGCTAAGAAAGGAGCAGGCGATATGGGTAAAAAAGAATCCATGAAGGATCGTATGGAACGTCTGCGTAATATGCGTAAGAAAAAGTAATCGTTAAAGATCAGAAGGGATAAGGAATCCCATCGTCCTCATCGTCATCGCACTCCTCATTGGCCATCATTTTTAAAGCTAAGTGAGTGAGTTCGATGTCGGTGGGGGCATCGAATTCAAGATCAATATTTTCTTCCTTAAGCAGATCTTTGATAGCTTGTGTCTCCATCAACCGTTGGTAGTAAAGGTTGAGAAGAGCAATCTGCAGCTGATCCCACGTCATTTCCTGAGCTGCAAGCTCAGCTTTCCGCATAGCCAATTCCATATGCAGGGGCATATCAAACTCTTTGGTATCGCTGAAATCGCCCATACTGGTTAATGGCTACTTCTAATATTTTAACTCTAAGCATTAAAGATCGTCTTTAATTGGTCTTCGGTGAAATCCGTAAACGGGTCACTTTCTAAATCGAATGTATTGGCAAAGCTTGACAGAATATAGGGAGACACTGCCTCTTGAAGCTCCCTAATGGCTCGCACTTGGTGTGGAGCGGCAGTATAATCTCTAAACGCTTTTAGTAAAATATCGTCTGATGTCCAGGCATTTGCATTGTAATCCTGGAGAAAAAGACGAACTTCATGACGACGCCTATCCACTAGGCCACCAATGACCTGGTGGGAGTCATCAAAAATCCATTTAGTAATTTCTTGTGCAGCACTAACAAAATCATCTTGATCGCAAAGATCAACGATGTTGCTATAGAGGAATGGCTTCCAGCCAATCGAATGGACAAAAGAGATCAATGCATTAAGCATTGAGTCATCAAGACCAAGGTTTAATTCTTTAATATCCCGAGCGATATCGTTAACCTCATTCAGAAGGTACTCAGTGGCCTTCTGTTTGGTGCAAAGATGCCCTTGCTTAACTGGAGTTCCATCAGGATAAAAGGATGTGCCATAGCCGATAATAAAGGCATCATCAGCAGTGGATGAATCAGCATACGCCTTTTCATGAAAGCCTTCAAATGTTTTGATTAGCTGTAAAGCTTCTCGATAGGGATACATATTGAAGGCATAAGTTATCTTTTATAATAACTTATTTTCCTTGTCCACGAAGTTTTTTACGATTCCCTTTTGGCTTGGAATGTTTGCCCTGTCCTTGTGTTGTTTTTTTAGGAGCACCAACAACGTAACCGCCGCCTTTTTTCATGGGTAGGTGTATTAATCACTTGGATAATATTAACGCATTTCTTCGTGATTCATAACGTATGCAAGTTCATCTTCTGACAAAGATCCATAACGAGTTTTATCAATCAACTTCATTAGGATTGGATCATTAAAAGAAGTGTCATTGACATACATTTCTGTTGCAAGATCACTTAATTCCATTTCTGGGCCCATGCCCATGTACTTACCTGCTAATGCCATTACCGGTTACTATTTGTGGTACTTTTCCTTTGCTTTATTGTAGGCCAGGGCAGCTTCTTCTTCTGTCTCATAAGCTCCTAAGCATATCACTTTTCCATGTACTGTGATACGTGCATAGAAACGATCTTTTCTTTTCCTGTACCCTTTATGTTTTTGATTGACTGCATTTTCCCAACGGGTCACTAACCTTAGGTTTTCAATACGGTCGTCTGCTTTATTTCGATTAATGTGGTCTACTTCTAATCCTTCTGGAGGCCACTCCCCATGGCACAAACACCAAACAACACGTGCTTTGCGATAAGCTCTTGATTTGTATCTAACTTGAAAGTAACCTCGGCTACCCGTACTTCCTGCTTTAGTACCTACAATTATTTTTCTTGCTACTTTTTTCTTCCAATACAATTCACCGTCCTTATACTCAAGAACTTCAGCCAATTCTTCAGGTGTCACCATGCCTTACAGGACCAGTATCCTGCAGTTAGTTTACTCTTTTTTTCATCACAATTGTGACGTGCTCTGAAATTTTTACGTCTAGCTGGGTTGTCTTTTTTAATTGTCATATTGGCATCGCCAAAGCGGATAATCTTTTCCACATTTCCCTCGCAAGCCTTTACGACAGATTTCTTGCCGCCTCTAACGTCACGCCTGGGTTTATTACAGGACATCTTGTCCTTACTAAGCTTGGCTGCTTTGGCTGCTTTTCTATGTTTGGACATTACTTAAAGAATGATGTGTAGTCGTTAATAATGCTTCGACCTGTATCTGTAGCATAATCGGAGTCATCTTCTTCATCTCCAAATAAACTAAAATAATTATCTTCACCATCATCACTGGAAGAACTACTGCCTTCATCAGAACCAAAGAGTCCGCCGCCTCCATCACCTAGCATTCCACCAATATTTGCAAGACTTTCGAAAGGATCATCAGAAACAACATCTTTAAATTTAAGATCACCTTGCGCAGCCTTTCCCAAAGAGATCAGTTCGCTTCTATCGACATCAGGCATAAATTCATCAAAGAATTCTTCTTGTGTCCCGCCATATCCAGCATCTTTAAAGATTTGGAAGAATGCGGTTTCATCTTCATCTGCCAAGTCTTTATCGTCTTCGTCTCTTTCGATATAATCCACACCAAGCCTTTCTTGTGTAGGTTTTTTCTTTTTCTCATTAAGATACTTAATAGACTCACGAATATCTTTTGCATTGCCAGTACGCACTGCATCTTCAATATATTCTTTAACTTCTTCTAAACTTGCTTGATCTTTAAAGCCATAGGTTTCTAAAACTTTTTTCCATTCGTCTTTGTTTTCTAGCGGATCAATACCTTCTAAAACAGATTCAGCAAATTCTGCTGGAGTAACGAAAGCAAGAAATGAGGTGTCACCAAGATTTAATTTTTCATCAGCCAAGGCTGGTAGCAAGCTTGTATTGATGTAATCTTTAACCTCTTGGTCTGTAACAACGTTTTCTGCTGGGTCAAAACCTTTGCTTTTACCAACGACAGCATAATGCAGCCTGGCAAAATCATCTTTATTGTTTAGATCATAGCCGTAGTAATATGCCCATTGACCCCAAGTGTAGTCACTATTTGGTGGCTTTTTATTTGGATTTTTCTTTACTTTTTCCCAAGATGTACCGACTTGTTCTTTTTGTTTGGTATAAAGTACTTCATTATCTTTTACTTTATTAGAGTTACTAGCTGCTTCAAAAGGATCAAAATAAAATTTACTATTAAATTCAGCACTATCAACATTTTCTAAATTTTGAGTATAAAATTTTCTGGCTCTGATATTAGCAAAGTCTCGCAAAGAACTTAATGCGGTCTGTGTTTGGAAAATATTTTGCTCTGATTCTTTATCAACTGTATCCATATAGCTGATAAATTCAGACATAGATTTTGATTCATCGAATCTAGGCTTTAGATATTCATTAATAAACTTGTCTTTAAATTCTTGTTCTATCTGATAAACTTTATCTTTATCTGCATCAGTAAAACCTTTAATT